TGGTAGATGGCAGACCTAATGAAGGTGATGTTATTTACTATCCACTAATGAATAAGTTTTTTGAGATTGCGTTTGTAGAAGACCAGGAACCTTTCTTTCAATTAGGTAACTTGCCTTGCTATAAATTAGTATGTAAAACTTTTGAATATTCAAGTGAAGAATTTAATACAGGTCACGCTGATATTGACCAAGCTGATGATAGAAAATCACTTGATACATCTTTGGCACACCAGTTTAGACTTGAAGATGGTACACTAAATCAATCTTCTTATGATGGTTTCTTATTATTAGAAACAGGAGACTCACACGGTAATCCACTATACTTAATTAATGAAGAATGGGACGACATTACAACTGATGGAGACGCTGCTGAAAGTGTACAAACAAAATCTGCTTATGCTGATAATTTAGATTTAGATTCGGCTGCTGGTTTTGATACTGCAACGGTTAATGACGATATATTAGACTTTACTGAAAAGAACCCATTTGGAGAGGTTAAATAATGTTTGGAACTCATTTTTATAACGAAGGATTAAGAAGATTAACTATTGCGTTTGGTCAGATTTTTAATAAAATTGTTGTACAAACAAAAGACGCAAATGGTTCAGTAGTTAAAAGATTTACGGTGCCATTAGCATATGCACCAAAAGAAAAATTTATTGTTAGATTAACTCAACAACCTGATTTATTAGATAAACAATTCGCAACGGTACTACCTCGTATGGGATTTGAAATATCTGGTATAGAATATGACCCTAGTAGAAAATTAAATAAACTACAAAAGTTTAGAAAACCAAAAACAACTGGTACTGCTACTGATAAAGAAAAGAAGATGGACTTTAACTATACTCCAGTCCCATATAATATAACATATAAATTGTTTATATTTACAGCAACTGCTGAAAATGGATTACAGATTGTTGAACAAATAGTACCATACTTTCAACCAGACTATACGGTTTCAATTAATATGGTTCCAGATTTAGGAATTAAGCGTGATGTTCCTATTATAATTGGAGACATACAATACGAAGATAGTTATGATGGATCGTTTGAAAACAGAAGAGCAGTAATATACACAATGAGTTTTACTGCTAAAACATATCTATATGGACCTGCAACTGATGGAGGTATCATAAGAAAAGTACAATCAGATTTAGGAACTGATATGACTAATAAGGCAAGAGAAGAAAGAGTAATAGTTATTCCTAATCCTTCTACTGCCAAACCAGGAGATGATTTTGGATTTACAACAACTATATCGTTTTTTGAAGATGGTAAAAAATATGACCCTTCAACAGGAAGTGATACATAATAATGAGAGGATATAATGGACGAAATATTAGTAAGAGACAATGCTCTACCAGAGAATGTAGCAAATAGTTTCCAACACAATATATACAGATTAGGTTATATAATATCTAAAGATATATTAGCAAATCAAATGAACAATCCAGGTATTGTTAAAGATGACAATACATTTAATACCGTTCAAATGGTACACCGTATCTATTCACACCTAGACCAAAGACCACAAGTTAATCCAGGATTAGAACCAATTAAATATGCTTTGAATATGATGGTTGAAGGTTTTGGTTATAAAGTGAAAGATATAATGAGATTAAAATTTAATATGATACAACCACATCCAGATTTCAAAGAAGGTATGTATAACACAGCACATATTGATGATGAAGAAATGGCACAACATTTTGTTTTAATTTATTATCCAATAGATTCTGATGGCGATACTTATTTGTTTAATGAGAAATTTGATAAGCTAAAGAAACCAAAAAAACTAACTATACATAAGAGAATATCACCAAAAAGAAATAGGTGTATTATGTTTAAAGGAAATAGATTCCACGCAAGTGCTAATCCAATGAAAAATGAAATGAGAATTGTTTTAAATTGTAATTTTTCTTTATTAGAAAAAGAAGAGTTTAATGAAAATAATAGAGATACAAGAAATGATCCTTTTAAAGGAACAAGTATAGAAGGTAAAGACTAATGGGAAAACTAGAAGACAAAGTAAATGATATTTTAGGTATTAAGGAAGAAAGTACTCCTGTCGCTGAATTAATGGTGCAAGAGAAAAAAGTTCCTGTACCTAGAAAAGAGGATCCTAAAAAGGACGATATAGATAATGATTACAAATATAGTAGAGAGAATTATTATAATCTTATTGAGAGAGGACAAGACGCAATACAAGGTATATTAGATGTTGCAAAAGAAGGACAACATCCAAGAGCATATGAAGTTGCAGGTGCATTAATTAAAAATGTAGCAGACACCGTTGATAAATTACAAGACTTACAAGCTAAATTATCAAAATTAAAAGAGGTGCCTAATAAGACAACTGCCAATATCAAAAATGCTTTATTTGTTGGGAGTACTACAGACTTGCAAAAGATGTTAAAAGATAAAAAACTTAAAACAACTTCAGAAAAAATGCAAGATGAATTAGAACCAATAGAGACAAAAGATGATAACTAATGACGCATATTTAGGTAATCCTAATCTAAAAAAATCAGGTGTTCAATCCGAGTTCACAAAAGAACAGGTTGAGGAGTTTGCGAAGTGTAGTGGAGACCCATTATACTTTATTAAAAACTATGTAAAGATTGTATCGCTTGATGAAGGTTTGGTTCCTTTTACAACTTATAAATTCCAAGATAAGATGATTGATACTATGCACAACAATAGGTTTTCAATCTATAAACTACCTAGACAAAGTGGTAAATCTACAACTATCATATCTTACTTATTACATTATGCGTTATTTAATCCCAATTCAAGTATAGCGATTCTTGCCAATAAATCTTCTACTGCTAGAGATATATTGGGAAGATTACAACTAGCTTATGAAAACTTACCTAAATGGTTACAACAAGGTGTATTAAATTGGAACAAAGGTAATATTGAATTAGAAAATGGAAGTAAAATAGTTGCGGCCGCTACATCTTCAAGTGCTGTCCGAGGTGGTTCATATAATATAATATTCCTTGACGAGTTTGCTTTCGTACCTACAACGATTGCCGAACAATTTTTTAGTTCCGTTTATCCTACAATTACTTCTGGTAAATCAACTAAAGTAATTATAGTATCAACTCCACACGGAATGAATCAGTTTTATAAACTATGGATAGATAGTGAGAACGGAAAAAATAATTATATTCCATTAGAAGTACATTGGTCAGAAGTACCAGGTAGAGACGCAAAATGGAAAGAAGAAACAATTAGAAATACATCGGAAGCACAATTTGCTAGTGAGTTTGAGTGTGAATTTTTAGGTAGTATAGATACATTAATAGCTGCCTCAAAAATAAAAGCGACACCGTATATTACACCACTTAAAACAAATGGTAGATTAAGTATCTTTGAAGAACCTGTAAAAGGCAACACATACCTATGTACGGTTGATGTTGCCAGAGGTACACTAAAAGATTATTCAGCATTTATTGTTTATGATGTAACCAACTTACCTTATAGAGTGGTTGCTACATTTAGAGACAATGAAATTAAACCTATGTTATTTCCAGAAATGATTGCTAAAGTATGTAAGCAATATGACAATGCACATATACTTGTTGAAGTAAATGATATAGGCGCTCAGATTTCAGATGGACTACATTTTGAAATTGAGTATCCAAATGTATTAATGACTACACAAAAAGGTAGAGCAGGTCAAATCCTAGGTGCTATGTTCAGTCAAAGAGGAAGCCAATTAGGTGTTCGGATGACAAAACAGGTAAAGAAAATGGGTACTGCTAATATAAAATCAATTATAGAAAGTGATAAACTGATTATAAATGACTTCAATATCATAGAAGAAATGTCTACTTATACCCGAAAAAATCAATCTTGGCAGGCAGAAGAAGGTTGCAATGACGACTATATGACCTGTCTGGTTATACTTGGTTGGGTTGCAAATCAAAGGTTTTTTAAGGAAATGACAGACAGAAACATACGAGCAGAAATGTACAAAGAGCAAGAGAAGTTAATAGAGCAAGATATGGCACCTTTTGGCTTTGTAGATGATGGTATAACCAAAGATGAAGACAAACCGACCGTAGATGAATATGGAACGGTCTGGCATCCTGTAGTACGCAAAGGACAATAGTATAAATTTGGTTAATCATAAATATAAGTAATTGAGAAATTTGAATATGGGCGTATGAATAATACGAATATTGAACAATAAGGTAAATTATGTATTTAAATTTAAATACAAAAACAAATAATAAAGAGGAGAAAACCTAATGGCATTTCAAGTATCACCAGGAGTTCTCGTACAAGAAAAGGATTTAACTAATATAATCCCAGCTGTATCTACTAGTATTGGAGCATATGCTTTCAATTCTACAAGAGGTCCAGTAGGAGAGGTAACACTTATCTCTTCTGAACAAGATTTTGTTAGTGTTTTTGGAAAACCAACTGCAAGCAACTTTGAAGAGTATTTTACTGCTTCATCTTTCCTTCAGTATTCCAATGCCCTAAAAGTTGTACGAACAGAAAATACTGGTATAAAAAACGCTGTAACCAATTCAGGTACAGCACTATTGATCCGACACACGGATCATTATAGTTCTACATACTTAGCGGATGGTGCTTACACAGGAATCTCTGGCATTGAGTTTGCTGCTAGAACAGCAGGAGCTTGGGGTAATGGATTAAAAGTATCTGTTTGTCCTTCAGCGACTGCTTATGAAACAGAAGGCGTAACCACGGTTTCTGATTCAGCTGTAGCAGTAGGCGATACACAAATCACGGTAGCAAGTGGAACCAACATTGGTGTTGGTGACATTATATCTTTCTCATCTACGGCAGGAACTAACGACTATGATGACGGCCTAGAATACGAGGTTACTAATGTTTCATCTAACGATATTACATTTAAGAAAAAAGTAGGTACTGGTGGACTTGGAGCAATCTGTCCAAACGGTGCTAATGTAAGACGAAGATGGCAATATTACGACCAAGTAAGCGGAGCACCTGGAACATCTCCAGATGTTGAATCTGCTGGAAGAACAAATGACGAGCTACACTTGGTTGTTGTGGATGCTGACGGTTCAGTTAACGGCACAAAAAACGAAGTATTAGAGATATACGAAAAAGTATCAAAAGCAAAAGACGCCAAGGATGCAGGTGGTTCAAACAATTTCTATGCAGAAGTTGTTTTTAGAAAATCATCTTTCATCTATTGGGGAGACCACAACTCAAACGGAACTAATTGGGGAGATTCTAAAACAGCAGCTACTTCTGCTTATACAGATGTTACCGCTCCTATCGCACTAACCTTCGCTGGTGGTGTAGATGGTACGGTTACTGATGGAGCAAGAAAGACTGCGTTTGAAAAATTTGCTGATTCAGAAACGGTTGATGTTGGATTAATAATGGCTGGAAACGCTTCCGCTGCTTTAATCGGTGATTTAATTACAATCGCTGAACAAAGAAAAGATTGTGTAGTGTTCGCTAGTCCTGAAAGGTCCGATGTAGTAAACATCACTTCTGCGATAGTACAAACAAAAAATGTATTGAATTTCTTTAACACAATTCAATCATCATCTTACATAGTTTTTGATAGTGGTTACAAATATACATACGACAGATATAACGATGTCTATAGATATGTTCCACTAAACGGAGATATGGCTGGCTTATGTGCTAGAACAGACCTAACTAACGATCCTTGGTTTAGTCCTGCTGGATTAAATAGAGGTATTATTAGAGGTGCTGTTAAATTGGCATATAGTCCTAATAAAACTCAAAGAGACGA